TCAACGAGTACCACGTTGCCCAAAGAACAGGGCAAAAACAGGTGATACCATCTCGTAAACGAGGACTTGGACGATAAGGCAAAAGAGAGCAAATAACATTATTCCATCATCAGGTATCCAAAGATTCAGGAAATAAAATGTATGCGAATAAACGGCTTTGTTTCGATAGCTACGGCAGTTCCTCAGAACCGCAAGTTTGCAGAGCCAACTTAGAAACAAAGCCTCCGTGCATTCAGAGAATGCAAGCTCCTCAAGGGCGAACTTCGGACGAGACGAAATGGTCATTTCAAGAAATGCCATAGCTCATTAGGGCATTTTCTTCACGCTGCACTCCGTTACCGCTAAAAATACCCTCCTGAGCCAAGGGACTTCGCCCCTTTGGATACCCCTTAAAACAAACTTCAAACAATGGGCTACGCCGTACTACATATAGACAAGGCGAGGAGCAACGACTCGGGAAATACCGCTCATATAGCGCGGACATATACCCCGAGTAACGTCGATCCTTCTCGCACACGCCTGAACAGGGAATTGGTGCAATTCCCTGCAAATGTGACCAACCGTAGCGAAGCGATAGAACATCGTATCGCCACGGCAGGTATCTACCGAAAGGTTGCAAAGAACCAAGTCAAAGCCTTGCGCTTTATCCTGTCGAGTTCTCCTGAGGATATGGCTCGTATAGAGCAGGAAGGACTCCTGTACGAGTGGTGTGATGAATCGATGGATTGGCTTCGCTCCACTTTTGGAGCAGACAATGTGGTCGCTGCCACGCTACATGCAGACGAGGATACTCCCCATATTCACGCCACGGTCGTTCCGATTGTCACGGGCGAAAGAAGGAAAGCCAAAGAGGAAGCCGAGAACGGAAAACGGAAGTACAAGACGAAGAAGAACAAGGTACGGCTTTGTGCCGATGATGTGCTTACGCCCAAGAAACTGGAGCAGTATCAGACGGACTATGCCAAGCGAGTGCAACGGTTCGGATTGGAACGGGGCGTGCACGGCTCGGAAGCCAAGCACCGGACCACGATGGAGTATTACAAGGAAATTCTCAAATCCACGAAAGAGAAGGAAACTCAAAAGGCGGAACTCACAGCCAAGATAAAGGAGCTGGAGAAGCAGGCAGGCAAGCTACGTATGAAAGGAACGCTATATTCTATCTTTGGCAACTCCGAACTTGACAAAGCAGAGAAGCGTATTGCAGACTTGGAGCAGGAAGCCGAACGGCAACGGTATCTTTCTCAAAAGGAGAAGAATGAAATCCGAAAGGAAGTCGTTCTCTTGCAGGACACAATCAAGGGAAGGGACAGAGTCATTGCCGAATTGAAAGAAACCGTGCAGGTTTATGAGGAAGAGCGGAATTGGATAAAACGCTTCTTCAGTGGCTTCTACCAACTCTTGAATATCCGTCTGATGCTCCGAAAGATGGGTTTCTCTGATGACAGAATAGCGGAGATGTATCGCACGGAGACGCCCCTGCGAGGCACGGCTAAAGCCTATTCGGGATTATACAAGAGAGAGTTTACGGAAGAGGACAGCGAAATCCGTATCATCAAGGACGAGAAGAAACGACCTCTTTTGACCATCAACGGGCTTCCCATTACCGATTGGTGCGAACAGAAATGGAAACAGCTAATCAATCGCAACCGCTCGCAACGACTGTAATTGCTTTTTTCTTTCACCGACAAGAAGAAAAACAAGAAAAGACGCTCACATACCCTCATAAATGCTTACCTTTACAAGCAAATAAATGTAAACTACGCATTTTAAGCAATTCTGTACTTATTGATTATGGCAATGCGAGTAAGTCTTAAGGAATTAATCCAAAGTTCAATTGTTTTGCAGTATCATCTACCTCATGATATTGCAGATAAGCACATTTCATGCTCATGTATTTCAACAGAAAAAGATTATTGTTTACATCAAAATGGGACCAATATTGATATAGCAAACATAATCTATAATGGAATAGTTGAGTATGCTTATAGTGATAATGAAATAGATTTAACTCAGCTTGACAAGCTCCAAATAAGAGCATTGTTAAGCAAACTAAAATTTGACCCAAGTGCTTCAGAAAGTATTCAGCTGGGGTATGGTTTTCAAGGCGAAGTTATGCTTCATCTTCTCCTTAGTCATTTTTTTCATGCAGAAAAGGCACTTGCTAGAGGATATTTATACTCTGCTTTAGAAAATGCTGAGACTAAAGGTTATGATTCATATTTGATGGTAGAAGACAATCAAACAATATTTCTACTTTTTGGAGAAGCAAAATTTTACTTGGATGGATATAAAAAGTCGTTAGACTCTATATTTGATAATATTAACAAAACTCTTTCTGATTCTTACTTCAATCGGAATTTTATTGCGATGGAAAACCACTATGAACATATTGAGCCGAAGAGTAGAATTCGACAAATTATTGATCAATGGCGAGCTGACCCATTGATAAATATGGCAAAAGAAGCCAGTCGACACAATATGCACCTTGTATATCCGATGCTAGTTATCTTTGATGATAAAATGACTGTATACGATGATCTCATAATGGGTATAATATCATATATTCAAACCAAATATAGTGCTGTGCAACCTACACTAACAATCCCATATACAATCTTTTTCTTGTTTTTTCATGTGGATAATAGTCGTATTATTAAGACACAAGTTTTGCAATGGATAAATCAAAAGCAGCAGCTGATGCCGTAAAGCTTATTAACCAAGCTAAGGAAGATTCAAATTTGCAGCCTTTAATGATTAAGGCTGTTTGTTCTTTTTTCGACATTATGAAAGGAAAAGAGTTATCTCAGGCGGATAGACTCTTCTTGCATTATCTTGCTAACCAAGCAGGTCTCCCCCAGTATTATTATCCGATGCTGAATGTTGGAGAATACGTTGATGAAGAGGTTACTTTGCAGACCTTTTCAAATTATATCAATGAAAGCAGCTTGATAGTTGGCGAAGGTGTCATGTTGCATCGCTACCAGAAAGAACTCTTGGAAAGATTCAAGAGAGGGCAGAGAAATCGTATTTTTCTGAGTGCTTCAACATCTTTCGGAAAAACATTCTTGATATACGAGATTGTAAGGAAGATGGAATATACTAATGTTGCATTTATTTTCCCCACCCTTTCTCTCCTTTCTGAGAACTTGTTTAAGATTCATTTATCGCCTGAATATAAGTGGGTAAAGGATAACTATGTGATTCATACACTCAGTGATAAAGAGGAAATAAGCGGACGGAATCTTTTTATTTTTACTCCAGAACGATTCTTGTCTTTTTTGGATAAGAACAAAGAAATTCAATTGGATTTTGTATTTGTAGATGAGATATATAAGCTTGATAATGGTTTTATCATAGACGAGGTGTCTCAAGAGAATGAGCGAGATGTGGCGTACAGGATAGCTTTGCACGAATTGCTAAAGACCCCGCATGTTGATTCTTTACTTACAGGTCCATATATAGCACTTCCGACCAAAGATAAAAAAGATGCACAATTCTCATTTAAAACTTTCCTTGACTATTATGATTTTGCTATTGTCAACTACAATCACTACGAAATAGTGAATAAGGTGGAGGTCTTTGCAGAAACAGCATCAACCATTGAGATTGATAACACGTTTCACTTGACATTTACAAATAAGACTAAGAGTGCTCGCATTGTCCAACTTGTTACACAACTTTTGAATCGAGGAGAAAATGCTATAGTCTATTGCAGTACAAAAGCTTCGACGGAAAAATATGCTAAAATTTTAATTAGTAAAAATAATTACATCAAAGATGTTGATTCCGAAAAAGTAATCAGGCTTACAAACCATATAGATAGTTTATTTGCGAATGGGAGGGGAGCACAATGGATTGTTTCAAAAGCATTAAAAAAAGGAATTGGTATACACCACGGTTCAGTTCCAAAGTATATACAGCAGGAAATTATTTCACTGTTTAATCAGAATATTTTAAAGATCCTAATATGTACTACTACTATCACAGAGGGGGTAAATACCACAGCTAAAAACGTGATAGTGCTTTCTGGAAAAAAAGGAACGAAAGACTTAAAAAAGTTTGATGCACAGAACATAGAGGGGCGAGCTGGTAGATTTATGCAGCATTATCAAGGGCGGGTCTTTATTCTAGATAAAAATTTTGCGGATCGAATGAACGAAGAGGACGAATTGTTGCAACATAAATTTTTTGACAAGAATATTGATAAAAAAGATGTGGATATTGTTCTATCAGATTCCAATTATCTCACAATCGAGCAAGAAAATAGGAAAAAGCAGTTAGAGGCTATCAAAGAAAGTGGAATAATGCCTAAAGCATGTTTTGAGGAGTTTAGAACAATATCATATGATGACAAGATTTATTTGTACAATACAATTGCTCGCTTTTCAACAACAGATCATGAAAAGATAACAGAGTTAATAAGACGTTACGTTGGCCAAAGGAAGTCTTATCTTCCAGGTCTTGAACTTATATGTCAAACTATCCGTCCAATTATCAAAAATGACAATTTACGTTTTTATGTAGAGAACGGAAATGATCAGTCTGGTAACTGTTATCTTGTTGGTATGATTTCTGCTTTTATTTCTAAAGGATTTTCAGGCTCGGTAAATTATCATATTAGAAAAGAAGGGGATGTGGATAAGGGAGTTAGAAAGGCTGCTAATTTTGTTTTTAATATGCTCCGTTACCAAGTAGTAAAATATTTCGGTTTATTTAATTTGCTCTACAAACAATTTGAATCAACTCGCAAGGGTGTAAATGTTGATGAAGTTAATGGCATTGAAGCGTTATTACTCAGGCTTGAATATAGTGCAGATACAAGATTAGGAAGACAGGTTAGTGACATTGGTGCATCTTTTAATGTGGTGAAATACTATGATGTAAAAGAGAATAATCCAGATGATCGCGAGCTTATTGGAAAATATTATAACCAGCTGGATGATTATGAGAAATACAATGTCGCAAGAATAGATCAGATATTATAACATTTGATAGGAGGTTTGAAGATATATGATGGATATAATCTCAACTTTAGAAAGCTCAATAAGAGTCGGAATGAATTATTAGTTCAGATCATATATAAGGAAGGATACTTTATACCAAAACATTGAGGTCTCAATATAATGAATCAAAAGAGTTCTCTCTTTTTGGCGAAATTTTGTATATTTGTTGTAATCTGAAGTATCTTATTTGATTATCAACGTTTTGTAGAAAACTCGCATGAGAACGGGCAACGGATAAGAAAATTCCAAGCTGTTTAGAATCACTATATTCCTCATGCTTTCAAATGACTCTTTTTCTTGATGCAAAGGTAGCATTTTTTTCGTGATTGCCGGTAATTTTCAGGCATAAAATATCACGGTCATTTCAAGAAACATATACAGCGGACATGACAGCCATACCGTAGCCGAATCCCCGTAACTCACAGGCAAAGGTAACCCGTGTCCTGTTCGTACAAGCAAGGTCAAGCCCTCCGGGTGTCGTGGAAAAATCATCCTCGCCCGGAGGGCTTGCGGTATTTTTCCCGCCAACCTTGCATGTACGGGACACGACCTTTTATGGCCTGTAGTTACGGGAACTCCGGCCCCGAAAAGCCGGATCACTAAAAATAAATTGTTATGTCACAGCAGGTAACAAAAGAAAAGTACAGTATCGAAACACTCAGAGAGCGGAATGTTTCATACGACCACCAGCATTGGCTGACACAGAAAGATGTGGATATGGCCAACAATTATGTTGAACTCATTGAGCGGACACGCTCCGAAATTACACCTCAAATCGGCGACAGGCTGGTATATGTAACCGAACACGGGGATTATTACGGAAACGCCCTTATTGACAGCAGGAGTGCAAAAGAAGGATATCTTTCCGTATGCGAACAGCCGTATGTGCCTTTCGTGTGGGAAGAGGACGGCAATATCCGTCTGAGTGTCAGCGGAGGCGCATTCCATTCCGTGAATCCGGAGGAACTGAAATTCCTGAAATGGACGGAAGGGGTGTTCAAGGACTGGGGGCATTGCGGTGCTTGCGCCAACGGTTCGGTGTCATTTCTGGCTAAGGTACCGTTATGGTTTTATGCCGAACCCAATCCCAGGTATGGAGATTTCACGACCGAGACCTACCGGAAGTTCTACCTACACAAAAGGGAGGAATCGGAAAACGGCAATCTCTATCAAGGCTTTGACATCGCTTTTCGGGACGAAGCCGAGTTCCGGCAGTTCCTGAAGGACTACGAAGGAACGGTGTTCAAGGGAAATTGGGATAATCAAATCGTGTTATGGTGTTTCCGTCGGGAATATGTGTTCTTACCTTCCGCCGAATGGGAAACGTTTAATGCCCCGATCGAAACGAGGAGGCTCAACTTCCATCCCGAGCAGGTCAAGATAGTCAAGGACATGGAAAAGCACATCACTTATTTCTACCGGATTAAACCGGATAATTTTTAACATTTAACCCTAACAGATATGCAAACGACAACAGCACCCAAGGCCGGCAACGCTCCCGACCTGCTTCAAGGCATTCTGAGCGTACAAGTGAGAAACGAGGACAAGATTACGGAACAGGACCGTGTCTATTGCCAGACGCAGCAAAACCTGCTTTACAAGACACTCGACCAGATTGACCGCTGGTACGCCGTCTTCAAGGAAGAAGCCGAACAATACCAAGCCGAACGTAAGTTCCATTACGAAGAAAACGGCAAGGTTTCCATGCGTGATTTCTACACTTACCATAACGACAGGGAAGACTATTCACACAACGAGTTCAAACCGTTTGATCTGATTAACGATCTGGTGGATAAGAACCGAAACGCCAACGCGAATTTTGCGAACCGCATCATTTCTTATTTCAACAGGACTTACAAAGTGTCGGTTCCTGAGTATAAAATAGACGAAAAAAACCTTCCGATGGGCTTCCGTCCTGTTTATGACACATATGTAGATGTAGTCATCGAACACTTGGGCGGCAAGAGTTTCCGGGAAACGGCCGTGGAAGAACTGCTCGCACGCCTGAGCAAAGTTGTCAGACCGGCATACTGGAGCAAAGTCAAGACGGAGTTGAAGAAGGACAAGATAATCTTTCCCGAAATCATCCGTTTCGACGATTTTTCCATGCAATACAACCAAAGGAACAGAATCTCCTACAACTACGGCGGAGAACTGGAAACCCTGTGTGCCGGCATTGCCTACGGTGCGGATGACATACTGAATGGAAATTCAAAGATGATTATCCGTTTTGATGACAACGACATTTCTGTCACAGACTGGTACGACCTTACGACCACCAATGCCGAGCAAATCCGATTCTACAAGAACGGACGTATCGATGTCCGGTTCAAGGACAGTGCGGCAGCCGAAAGTTGTTTCAAGCGTCTGCATCTGGATGAAATCACCCTAAGAGAAAACTGACCATGATAAGATTTACACAGCACCCCGTAAGGCAATCCTTGCGGGGTGTTTTCATTTTTAACGATAAACAGATAAAGTCATGTATGCCATCATCCCCCAACAGATACCGCAAGGTATGCGTGCCGAAGTCAACGAGAAGATACTTTTCGCCATAGACTCCGGCAAGGACCTCATTCCGGCGGAGAGCATCTACAACTGCTATACCGGTATCGGAGGGCTGCACAACCTCAAACAGTCCGACTTTGCCAGCTACCACGAGTATGCCGAAGCGAAGAAGGAGTTCGAGATGGGACAGTTCTTCACCCCGCATGAAATATGCCGGGACATGGTGGATATGCTGTGTCCTGTCTCATCCGAAATGGTTCTTGACATGTGTTGCGGTATGGGCAATTTCTTCAACCATCTGCCCAACCCGCATAATGCCTACGGCTTCGACATAGACGGCAAGGCCGTGTCTGTCGCACGATACCTCTACCCGGAAGCCCATATCGAGAAATGCGATATCCGGCAATACTATCCGGAACAACGTTTCGATGTTATCATCGGCAATCCTCCTTTTAACTTGAAGTTCGACTACAAACTGTCGCAGGAATACTATATGGACAAGGCTTACGATGTGCTCAATCCGGCAGGAATCCTGATGGTCATCGTGCCCTGTTCCTTCATGCAGAGCGGGTTCTGGGAGAAGACACGGATAGCCGGTATAAACGGCAGATTCTCATTTGTCGGTCAGACGAAGTTGGGCCCGTCAGCCTTTGCCGCAGTCGGAGTCCATGATTTCAATACGAAAATCATGGTATTTCTCCGTAAATCGGGCCACATCAAGATGCAGGCTTACAACGCGGAAGAATTCATAACGGCGGACGAGCTGAAAAAGCGCATCGGCGAGGCCAGGGCGATGAAACACCGGTTGCGTTTCGACCTGATGCGCGAAACCAACCGGATCGACAAGGAAGAACTTGAGCTGTTCGAGTACAAACTTGCCAAGTACATGTACGAGCTGAAGGCGCACACCAAGTTGAACAAACATATAGACAAGGCGGAAGCGTTGGTCACGAAGTTCCGTAACCAGAAACCGCCTGAGAACGCCACGCGGGAGCAGGTGGAGCAATGGGAGAAGAACAAACTGACCCCGAAGAAAGTGCTTGCCGTCATCCGCAGGTACATCACCTCGCAAAATACCGTACCTCGCAAGGAAGTGGCATTGGTGAAGACTTCATACGGCTTCAAACTGAAACAATATGCTCCGCGACTCCTTGACAAAGTTCCGCACAAGGCGGCAAGTATCAACGACCTCGTGCTGGAACGTACTGAACTGCCCATACCGGAAGTGCCGACAGAAAAGAACATGCGTCAAATCCGTGCGGCGGAGAAACTGATCCGACGCAAGCGGAGAGAGTACGAAATGCAGAACCGGCTGTTCCCGGAAATGGAAGAAGATGACAGGCTGAAAGAATACCTGGACCGGTGTGCATTCATCAACAAGGACGGCGAGACCTGCGAGTTTACCACGCTCCAGAAACACGACCTGAACCTTGTCTTGCAGAAACGCCACGCGCTGCTGAACTGGCAGCAAGGCTCTGGCAAGACTGCCGCCGTGTACCATCGTGCCAAATACCTGCTCAAATTCCGCAAAGTACGGAATGTCATCATACTGGCTCCTGCCATCGCCACCAATATGACATGGATACCCTTCCTCTCGATAAACAGGGAACAGTTCCGGGTGGCAAGGAACAATGCCGACCTGGAAACTGTGCCGGAAGGCGTGTTCATCGTCCTATCCACCTCCATGCTCGGCAAGCTGAAACGGAGCATGGCAAGGTTCGTCAAACGCAGTTCAAGAAAACTGTGCCTTGTTTTCGACGAGTCGGACGAGATAACCAACCCGTCGTCACAACGTACAAGGCATATCCTCGGTCTCTTCCGCCGCCTCAAATACAAGATACTCGACACCGGTACGACCACACGCAACAACATCGCCGAACTGTACAGCCAGTTTGAGCTGTTGTATAACAATTCCATAAACATGGTCTGTTGGAGCAGTCGGGTGTACCACGAGAACAGGGACAAGGAGATAGAGGAAGATAACAATCCGCACTATGGTGAGCCGTTCCCCGCTTTCAGGGGGCATGTGCTTTTCCGTGCCTGCCACTGTCCGGGGAAATCCACCGTGTTCGGCATTGAGAAGCAGAACCAGGATGTCTATAACAAGGAGGAGCTGGCCGGCCTTATCGGGAAGACCGTCATTACACGCAAGTTCAGGGACTTTGCAGGAGAAAAATACAAGATACGGACACATACCGTCAGCCCGTCCGACGGCGAGCGTGAGGTTTACCGTGTCATCATTGAGGAGTTCTGCCGCATCTGCGAACTGTATTACAACAGCACGGGGGATGCAAAGAAGGATGCCGGACTCCGGCTTATGCGCCAGATCAAGCTGCTCATCAAGGCCTGCTCCGTCCCACACCTGATAGAGGGCTATTCCGGAGACGGGATTCCGAACAAGACAAGGTACATCGAAAGGCTGGTACGGAAGATACCCGGCAAAGTGGCTGTCGGCTGCACGTCCATAGCCGCATTCGACCTTTACGAGAGCCGTCTTCGCGAATGTTTTCCTGACCGTCCCGTATTTGTGGTCAAGGGCGACGTGGCGTTCAAGAAACGGCAAAGCATCGTGACGGAGTTCGATTCCACCATCAACGGCATACTGGTATGCACGCAGCAGAGCCTGAGCAGTTCGGTGAACATACCCACCTGCAACGACGTGATACTTGAATCCCTGCAATGGAACATCCCGAAGATGGAGCAGTTCTACTTCCGTTTCATCCGTCTCGACTCCAAAGAGCTGAAGGACGTGCATTATGTCACCTACAAGGACTCCGTGGAGCAGAACCTGATGGCGCTGGTGCTTACCAAAGAGCGGCTGAACGAGTTCATCAAGACGGGCGAAGTAAAGGAACAGTCGGAAATCTTCGAGGAGTTCGACGTCACCATGTCCGTCATCGAGAGCCTGCTGGTCAGGGAGCGTGACAGCGAAGGGAAAATACATATCAGCTGGGGAAGCCAGCGCATCATGAACTGAAAAATGGAAAAACAAATGAGAAACCGCAGATTCCATTCCACAGGCAAAGGTAGCCCGCCCCCTTACCGGCAGAGCAAGGTCATGCCGCAAGCGGTTTTCGGGAAAATCATCCTCGCCGGAGGCTCCGGTATTTTCCCGAAAAACCCTGCACTGCCGGGGTGCGGACCTTTTGGAGCCTGTGGAATGAAATCCCCGGTTCCGAATCATAAACTATAATGAAGAATATCATGGACTTGAATCAGGCAGAAGTGGCAGTGACCACGCAGCATCTCATAGACATGGGGCAGGAAAAAGACAACCTGCTGCAAATGTCCGACTTCGGCGACATGGGGGAATTCCTGTGCACCTGCTCCGAACTGTTTCCCGAAGAGGAAACTCCGGAATACAGGTACACGAAATGGGAGGAAATCCCGGACCTGCTCATCAACCGGGAATGGCTGTGTCCCAACTTCTTCGAGATAAGGGAGGCGATGGAACAGCTGGAGGAACCCGACAAGGATTGCTTCTTCGACTGGTGTGACCGTTACGGGCATGACATCAGTACGGAAGACCCGCACCTGCTGGTGGCGCACTATATCGAACTTTATGGAAATGCGGCCTATATCGACGATGAGCCTTGCCCGGACAGCGGGGATGACAGCCTGCTGTACTGTCCAGGCATATCAAGCAACTATTTCGACACGGGTATTCCCCGTTTCGAGGTATTCGATGACAATTACGATTAAAGCATATAAACATATACAAGATGGAAATCAACTTCAAAGGACCGGTAATGCCGGTTGACCCCTATTCGCAAATGGCGTTTGTGGAGATACTGAACATTCTCCTGACGGCAGGGCACATCGTGGATGTGAACAGGTTCCTGATAAACAGGAATGCCAATCCGCTATTCGGCTCGTTGTCAGGATATTTCAGATGGTCATTCTCCGACAACCACTTTACCCTGTGGCAACGGGTGGAATACAACTCGCCGCTCTGCTTCAGCCGGCGCATATTCAGCATCCATTTCGGGATGCTGAAAAGCCGTGACAGGAAAAGAGACAATACGGTAATGAACTAAAAACATATCAATATGAGTCACCAGGTAATTACAAGAATGGCATACAATGCCAAAACCAAGCAGATAGAAACTTGGCAGCATTCCAACAACGTGTGGCCGACAACAGACCATTTTTATGCATTGGATGTGAAAACAGACGAACAGATGTTTGAATTCATAACATTGATAGCAAACGGATTGTGGCAAGGGCGCAAATGGCGTAAAGCATTCAAGACACTTTTTGAAGAATATCCGGAATTGGTCAGGTCCTCATACGAGCACGAGCTTAGAGGCCAACCTTGGAAGGCATACTGTGCCATTTGCAAAAAATATGAGGAACTTGCCCAAAGCAAATGCAATGAAATAGTTGCGCGATTCAGGCAACTTACCGGGATTGTCTGACCCAAACAGATGCAAAATATATGGAAGAGATAAAGATTTCAAACAGACAAATCGCGCTGATGGCTTTCGACCGGTTGCGCAAGGAAGACAAGACAGATTCCGCATTGAAACTCGCACGGTGTATGCTGCATGGCACAAGCATATCTCTTGGCATAGGTGATATCGACTGGGAGATAGACAGGGCAATACAGCAGTGCGGAGGAGTGCCAAGAACAGGATACAGATACACGGCTTATTTCCACTTCAACCGGAATACGGAAATGGCAAAGGAAATATATGACAAGATCGTGAAGGAACTGTATGGTTAGGAAACAACACGGAGGCGGCTTGAAGGCCGCTTCCGTCATTTATAACGGTATGTACGGGAAAAGGAATCCTGCCGTACACAGGTAACAGAAATGGATGAACAGAAAACATTGACATTGGATTTCATCAAATCCCTGATGGAACCGGCCTATACACTAATATGGACGGACTACAATGACAACCTTGACAATCATTGCGGACTGATTCAAAAATGCCTTGACAGCAAGAGCCGTGAACATTTGTGGGAAAAGGCAGACGAGTGGTACAGCGATGCCGAATGGGAGGCTGCCCGTGAGATTATTGCGAAACTGAAAGAGGAATGTACAGTATTCCATGACTTTGACGGGGAAGCGGTCGATGACTTCTTCGATGAATACGAAGATGAAATCCGTGACGAGATTTACAGTCGCAACGATTCGGACGTGGTGAAGGAATTGGTAAGGCACACGGACGACATTCCTATCCGTGTGGAGATGCTTTCCAACTATGACTGCATCAACTCCAACCGGTTTGAATCTCAAGGCGGTTACAGGTACGAGGAATCCTACTTTGGGGACATGGTGGACAGCCTGAACCTCAATCCGGCAAGAGTAAAGAAAATCCTGACAGAGCACGGCTACAGGGCTTACGGGCGTTTCCCGAACCGTAAGAACCGGAACGGCAAGGAGCAGGTTTCCTACGAACAATTCTACGAGGAACTTATCAATTCCTGCTGCGGGGCGAACCTGCTGACATACATCGGCAGGGTAAACCTGAAAGAGCTGTATGAAGCCGACTTTTCATTGAAAGAGATCGTTATCCCCAAAGGCAACTGTTGCGGACTTTTCAGTTCGACGTATGGTGGTGGAAGCCTGCTTGAAATGAAACTGAAACGGGACGTAAAGCTGAAATTGGAAGTCAAGGACTATCATGGTTTCCGCTTCCGGCTGGATGACGAACGTTCCAAATATGACTGTTCGGTCCGGCATGTATATGGGGTGGACGACTCCTTTTTCGGAGATGCGGTTCGCATTGTATCCTGATAAAATCAACTGATCAACAATCAAATCATAGAAGATTATGGAAAAATACGATGTAAAAGTAAGGTACATCTTCGAGGGTACTTACACAGTGGTGGCGGAAGACCGTGAAGAAGCGAAAAGCATGGTGGCGGAAGACTGCGGCCTGGTATTGGGCGGCAACATCCACACAACGCGGGATGACGATGAAGTGACGGACTGGAAGTTCGGTTGTCATCCGGACTTGCAGGTTCTCTCCGTAAGGCAGCGAGGCGGGAAATCCCCCATGTCGGTGTTCGGAGACAGGATCGAAGAACTGCGAAAAGACATCATCGAAGCGATACGGCAGTTGCTCCATGACCATGCCATGAACGCGATACGGTTTCCGGAAGAGGATTATGACCCGGTCTGGGTGATATGGTTTGGCAAGAACGGAGACCCCTACGAATGCAGGGTGACAGGACTCCGGGTAACGGACAGCAGCCTGACCGTCCTTGCCGAAGAGAAAGAAAGCGGTGATGAAGTGGAATGTTACAGCCCGTTCGAACTCGGAGCCAGCAACATCGACTGGCTTTCCGGAATGTATGAGGCTGTATGGCAGCAACTGGAAGAGAGCAAAAAAGTAGAACCACAAGCTGAAGAACAATGAAATATCAAGCGGAAAATGCAGTCTCCAGCTTCTTCTACTATATGTGGAACGCCTGGAGCAAGGAAGAATGCAAGGCCGTATTTGGAGATATGTACCGGCACTTCTGGGATAAATGGTCCGCATTGGCGGACAAGTCCATATTCGGCGCGGCGGAACGGTTCTTTGCCGAGTTATCGGAAAACAACCAGAAACTACTCGTGGAACGTGCCGTTACACTCTATGACGGCAGGGCTTTCAGAAAAGAGCCGGACGATTCCGACATCCTTGTCTGTAAAGAATGCGGTTCACGGCAGTTGGAAATCCAAGCATGGATAAACGCCAATACGGATGAACGTATCAGCTATGTGCATGATGACAATAACGGGCTGTGGTGCGATGGGAAATGGTGCGAAGAATGTGGCGTTCAGGTCTTTTTCTGTACTAAGGCGGAGTTCACACAAAAGATGCAGGGCTGGTGGGAGTCGTGCGGTTTTGAAACAAAGGAACAAATCACAGGGTTGAAAGTCTGTGACTCTCCGCCTTCCGAAAACACGCAGACATTCATTGATGCGGCAGACCAATGGTGGAACAGCCGGGACTACGAACATAAACGGGAAATTTACAACAGGTATAATTCTAAAAACGAATAATATGCAGATTAACATCATTGAACAGATTAGCAACTCATGCAGTTGCAGCCATATGGAAGCGCAGGAATACTTGGATTCTGAAATCCGGTACCTGCGCGAGTTGCAGGAGGCGGACGACCTGAGGGAAGATGACATCGAAATGGCGTGCAGCAACCTCGGACTTGACCTTGACAACCGGGAATATTTTATCAACCGCCTCGCAGGGGCATAAATATCTATAGCTATGACTTATTTTCATAACATACATTCATTGGCGGACCTGAAGAAGGAATACCGCCGTCTGGCATTGCAGCACCACCCGGACAAGGGTGGTGACACTGCCATCATGCAACAGGTGAACACCGAGTTTGAAAGGCTCTTTGAAGTCTGGAAAGACAAACCGGATGTCTCTGCCGCATCAACCGGGTATGAACATGACTATTCGGGTGCCACGGCAAAGGAATATACCGAGTACGTGTATAATGAATACCGTTGGAAAGGTCGCAACTACAAAGGGCAACATGCCCCTGAAATCGTAGAACTTGTGAGAATCTGGCTAAAGGAAACCTATCCGAGATATAAGTTCTCCGTCAGACGGGAGAACTACAATTCCATTTACATCAAACTGATGAGTGCGGACTTTGAGGCGTTCACCAGGGAATCCGGCAAAGTACAGGATCATATCAACCACTACAACATAGAGCGAAACCCCGATCTTACAGACCGTGCCAAGGAGGTGATGCTGAATGTCTGTGACTTTGTCATGTCATACAACTTCGATGACAGCGATGCGATGACGGATTATTTCCATACCAATTTCTACCTGACATTGGCTATAGGGAGTTACCGGAAGCCTTACAAGGTGGAACTGCCGAAACTTGACTGCAAGGGGAAGGACAAGCCGGAAGTGTTCAAGCATCCCGAAGGTCCGGCGCACAAGGCCATCAGGCAGGCGTTGGGCACAGCCCGCTTCGATTTCATCGAACACAGGAGGCATTCCGGCGAAATGATACTCGGAGAAGACCATTACGGCTCACACGGAGAGCATTATTTCTGGCCGAAGGATTATTCAAGCGCGAAACTGGCTCAGAAACGGATCGACAAATTGGAGAAAGCCGGTATTCGGTGCAAGCTTACCGGATATAACGGCGGTTACATTCGTTTTATCAGCTACACTCCCGAAGCAGAAGCGTTACTGGAGAAGGAACGACAGGAATACATCACCGCCCATCGGCAATGGCAAACCAAACAGACAGTAATCAATTAAACTTATCAATATGGAACCGAACAATTTGAACGAATGGTGGGGCAGACAGCCCGACGGACTGAAACAGGCATTCTCTCTTTTTCCCGATGGACGGTGGAAAGAGGCGGACCTGTATTTGCGAATCAATATCCGTAACTACTGCCTCCTGAAAAAAGGAGGGCTGCTTCCCGAAGACAAGGACCGTTCGATGCTCAGCGAGATTGTCTGTGAGCTGGCCGATACGGAGCTGTGCCGTGCAAATGGAAAGACACTCGAAGACATGTGCGATACGGACGGGGCTTTTCTGGAAGAGTACCAGGAACTGTTCAACCGGATATACGATGAACTGGAAATGAGAATTACGGATTATATGAACGGACAATCAAAAAAAATGTAACAATGAAAGCAAAAGTGTTCAAGTACAAGTCTGACGGGAATACCGTCGTGGCTTCTTATATGGAACTGGAGCCGTATGCGAAGAATGTATATCTCTCCCTGTCAAGAAAGAACGAAGACGGGAATGAAGACGATGACTGTTTCCATGTGGTCTGCCGGATTGAAAACGTTTATTTTTCCAGCGGGCAGTATTCACGCCGGTTTCTCAAGGGAGAAGGTTGCAGAGAGGAAGCCGCCACCTATTGCAGGAACTGGATTGCGGATACGCTTCAAAGTGCGGAAAGAGGAGCCTTCGTCAATTTGATCTCCGTCCGCGTGTTCGAGGCTCTCGGACTTGACACCACTTCCCTGGTGCAAGCCCGTGAGGAGTATAAAAGAATACAGGAGCAGAAACGCAGGGAGCAGAAGGAGAAAGAGGCGGAAGAGCGCAGAGTGCAGGAAGAGCAACATCAGTGGCTGCTCAATGAACAGAAACGGAAATTCCTGGACGGGGAACGGATTACGGGAGAAATGTTCCTTGAAATCACCGGAAGGGACGGTTTTGACATCCATATCAGAACCAAAGGGACATTCAACAGGCATGTGAGGGGCATTGACAGGAACGGCACCGTCAGTTTCCGGAAAATCAAGGGCTGCCGGACTCCGGACTTTACCGGATGCCATAAGGCCGTGTCCGCCTATCTGGCGTTCATTACAGAAAAAGAGGGCAAATAATTAAATCCGGGGCGGTAACGGTCTGCTCCATGCAGCTGTTACCGCTACCGGCTTCCGGCCTCACAATTCACGGTTCAGCGCCATTGCCAGCGGAAACATCAACCGGTTATAGGCTTTAAGCTTTTGCAAATTCAGCACATATCCGGCATAGGGATTGGTCAGATCGGTATAGAAGAATACATCGGTAAATCCTGCGTGTTCCTCCACGACTTCACCCTCCAACGGAATCTCCTCCACATTGAACCGCTCCAGAGGCAGTTCTTCCAGACGGGTCTGTTCCGCATTTCCCAACACATTGAGGTTACGGTTAAACAGCACGAATCCTTTCTTCCTGTAATCCACACGCATACCGTACGGACGCTCCACAAGGAAAGCATCCGCCGCTTTCTTTATATAGTTTCCCATAAAACTGAAATTAGAATTGCAAAAATACATCTTTTGTCCGGCAATGGCGAACAAATCAGGAAGAGAATCGCCACAGACCATGCAAAGCACACTACCGTGTATTTTATTTCCCACCCTGCAAAGGTAGTCCCGTGTCCGGTGTACCCTGTCAAGGTCAGGCCCCTTGCGGGGTTGGCTGAAAGAAAATCATCCTCGCCTGACGGCTGCGGTATTTTCTTTCGCCAAACCTTGCGGGTACTGCCACGGGACAGTCAGGCAGGTGAGAAATAAAAATACCGGCTCCCGGAGCCGGACGTGTTTAACAGATAAAATACAATGAATCATGAAAATCCTGAATGAAGAACATTTCGAGAATGTTAAGCGTTATGCCGAATCCATCGGTGACACCTCACTCCGGAAATGCCTGGAACGGTTGAAGAGCTGGGAGGAAAATCCTGACTGTCCCAGCGAAATCTCACTCTACTATGACCATGCCCCATACTCGTTCGGCTTCACCCAACACTATCCCGACGGAAGGACAGGCATCGTGGGCGGTCTGCTCTATCACGGAATACCGGACCGTTCTTTCGCCGTGACACTACAGCCGTTCCATGGATGGCAGATACACACCTGATGAGAGGCAAACGACAGTATTAACTTTATAAAATTCAATTCAATATGGAAACGACATTGGCAGTAATGGAAAGACAACAGCAGTTTGACTTCCAGAAAAACGGAATTGAAGTGATGAACTTCGAGACACTTCAACGTACCTATAAAGAAAATGACATCTACAACAATCCGGTGCAGGGCATCTACCATTACCAGGTCATCCGGCGCATGATGGACATCTGCGAGAAATACAATCTCGATTATGAGGTAGAGGAAATCTTCGCTGCCCAGAACAGAAACAAGACACAGCCGGGAGTGAGCATCCTCCCGCAGGTGGAACAGACACATGGCGAAAAAGCCGTGGAAGCCCATATCCTGCGCCGTATTTTCGCTACTATCCGGATCAGGGATTGGGAGACGGACGAGCTGACAACCACACTGGTCGTCGCCTACCACCAGGACGGCATACAGGCAGCCATAGGCCCCTGCGTGAAGATATGCCATAACCAGTGCATCCTCTCACCGCAGCGGAGCATCAGCAATTACGGGAAAAAGAAGGTGACAACCGATGAGCTCTTCGAAACCGTGGACGGCTGGCTGGCCAATTTCGAGGTGAACATGAACGAGGACATTGCAAGGATTCAGCGGTTGAAACGCCGGATTATCCCAATGGAGGAAATCTACCTGTACATCGGCTTGCTGACAGCCTTGCGCGTTTCCCATGACAGTTCGGACAGAAACCTGTCATCCACTGTGGAAACCTACCCGTTGAACCAGAGCCAGATTTCTGTCTTCACGGAAGAGGTGCTGAAACTGGCTATGAGCAAGGGACAGATTACCGCATGGGAATTATACAACATTGCCACAGCTATCTATAAGCCCGGAAAAACAGACTTCCCGGCCCTTATTCCACAGAACGGAGCCATGGCGGAACTCCTGCTTTCCCGTCTCTCAGAAGAGGTGGAAGTGCAGGATGCCGTTCCGATAAACTGA